CCCATTAACATAGACATACCTGCTGCAGTTCTAGTTGTAGATTGCACACCTGTTGTTCCATGTGAATAAGATGGTATACCTGTTGATTCATCTGCTAATTGTCTAAACCTATCAAACATCATTAAATTTTCATTTGATGTACTTGGAAATTTTAAGCCATGAATAGCTTGTCCTGGCATACCACTTTGTCTTCTAAATATTTTACCAGGATGTACTTTCATATCTTGTCCTGGTACTAACATTGTTTCATCAATGTCAAATACTAAATTACCTGCTAATGCTAAATTATCAATAGCCATTCTTGCATGACCATTCATAATTGTTTGTGAATCATCCATATTTTCTGGAATACCTACACCAAAAAATTGATAAGGATTTATTTCATATGGTGATACTAAATAAGGTATTCTTCCTGGAGTAAATGGATTAAGAACTAATCTTAATATTTTTCCATTACATACCCAACAATTAACTTGTATCTCATCTAAATCATCAAGAGAATCTTCATCAATATCTAAACCTGCTTGTACCGCTAGTTCTTTATCTAAGTATCCCCAAAATTCTAAAATTTCATATCTATTTTTATCAAATTCATCTGTTGTTTCTCTATCAAGTAAAGAACTTTCATAACCACGAGCTTCATAGTTAGAACCCATTGCTATACACTCTCTAATAGCATCATTTCTAAAATAAGGTCTATTAGCTAAATCACGAACTTGAGATTTTGTATAGTTATGTCTTTGTATTACATAATCAGCATCTTCAATTGTTACAGCATCTGGGTCTGGATAAAAATCCCAACAAGATACAGCTTCAATTTTAGGAACTAATTTTGTTTTAGGATTATAAGTATTTTCTCCTGTCTCTTCATCTTTGTTCCAATAATGTTGAACTTTATCATAAGAGAAAGGCCCTTTAATAATTCCTGTTCCAAGTAAAGCCATTTCAAATAATGAATGTCTCATTACTGAAATTGCACTTGATGATTCTAACTGGTCATGAATAACTTTTTCCATGTTAGCTGCTGACATTTCAGCAGGAGATATTTGTGGTTCACTTCTTCCATCTTTAGAAGCCCCTTCAACAAAATCTGCTTCTTCATATTCTCTTTTTAAACCACCTAAAATTTCATTAATAACTTGTCCAGGTTGTAAATCATTTCCATCCCCAGGGAAACCATAAGGACTTTCCATTTCTTGCTCTTGTGGTTTTTCTGATTTAGAAACGTGAGCATACTCCGCAATTCCTTCTGGAACTGACGTTGGTTGTACTCCTAATGGAAATTTTCCTGTAGAGAATAATACTTCAATAATCTGTCCATAAGCAGCCATTACCTTAGTTTTTGTTATTTTAACAAATACTTTAGATTTTTCAGACTCTGTAAAAGCCATATCATTACCATAGATTCCTCTATAATTTCTATATGCTCTTAACCATCTTTTCTCGTCAAATTGACGAGCGTTTTCTGCTGTTTGGAACTTTGCTTTTATAGTTCCTGCAAGACTTGAAAAGGCATCATCCTCCTGGTCTTCACCAAGAGCTACGATTTCATCTTCACCTGCCATTATTAACTATTGTGTGAGCCTTGTTTTATTTTTGCACTAGACCATGATTCTAATTTATCTTTAGGTGCTTTTCCTCCTGCTCCAGAAAATTCACCTTGAGAGTATTTTTTCATAACACTAGCTTGTGGTTTTTCTTTTGTAGGTATACCATATTCTGCACCCATTTCACCATGTTTATATTTTTTCATAATTGGTTGTGGCATTATTTCCTCCTAATAATCTTTTTCATCAGCCATCTTATTAAAAGATGCTTGTACTTGGTTATTTTTCTTGGTAGGATAATCTTTTGTTGCAACTTCTGGGTCAGCTTCTCCGCCATACGCAGATAAGTTAAGATTATTCTTATTTTTCTTTTTTGGATAAGGCATACCAAGGTCGCCCTGTTTATATTTTGTCAATACTGGTTGTGGCATTTAGCCCTCCTTTATTTTTTCTTTTAAATAATCAATTAATTTTGGATTATCTACAAGAACTGTTGTTAGCCCATTAGTTATACCATTAACTATATGTTCTTCTGTTTTTTCATCTAATTCCATATTCCATTGATATACAATTGCATGTAATATTTCATGAATTAAAGTATTAGCATGAGAAACTCCTTTTTCATCAGCAGTATAGCCGATTACTCCTTCTTTAGAAAAAAATTGTCCTTGTGCTTCATTAGCACTTGCAACAGTTTGTTTCCATTCTTCTAATTTATAATTTCTGTAACCAACTTTAATTTTTTCTGGTATATGCATTAGTATCCAAATATTCGGTCAGCAGGTTTAAAATTATTTTCTTTATTCTGTTTCATAAACTGGTCATTAGCATTACTATTAGGATGTAATGGTCTTGACATTACTCCATAACGTAAAGCATCATACGCATGGTCTTCTGCATGTGTATCTACATCTTCTGGATTATGTTTATCCGTTGGTAGAAGAGGTAAAGTTCTAAGTAAATTTCTACAGTTATTAAATATCTTTAATTTAGGTTCACCACTTTTTTCATCAATGGATAATCTTTTATGTAATTCTAATTTTCCATTAACTCTACTTTTTGGTGACCTATCTGATGGTCTCCATTTACATCCTTCTCTAATCATTGTCTCTGCAATACTAGGGCCAACATCTCCACGTCTTGCCCATGTAGAAGAATCTAACATTCCATATCTTATATATTCACCTTGTTCAGCTTCTAATACTTTTCTAGCAAATACATCTGCTGTTACTCTTTGTGTGTATAATTCTCTATATACCCATAAATTGTTATCGAAATCAATAGCAATCCATAAACAACAAGCAGCAGAAGAATAACCCCAGTCACAAGTACGAAACCTGTGCCAATTACGAGGTATTTCAAAAGGTTCACTAATATGTTTAACCACATCAAATTCTGGAAACGCACAATCTTCAAACGCACTCCAATCACCTTCTAAAAATTGTTTTCTTTGTACTTCTGGTAATGATGATAACATTACAAGATAATCATCTGTTTGCATTAGATATGGATTATCTTGAAGTTTAGCAGGTATAAATCTTCTTGTAATTTTTTTCTGACCTGCTATAGTATCAATTATAACATCAAATTTTTTTCCAGGTTCTGCAGGGTCAACAAACATATCTTTAACCCATAAAGAACCTATATTACCTGGATTCCCTGTAGCTCTCATATATACAGGTATTTCCGGGTCTACACTTCTGAGGGAGGAACGCAAAAAGTTATAGATTTCTGGAGTAGGATATTGAGGTAACTCATCTATTCCTATCCATGTATAAGATTGTCCTTGGTAACGAAGAACGTCAGTTAAGTTTTCTGCATAACCAAATTCAATTCTAGCTCCAGATGGAAATCGCCATTCTTTTTCTTGCTCTCTCCATTTAGCACCTGGAAATGCTTTACTATATAATCTTTGAGAATGATTAATCATATCTCTAAGTTCTGGCATAGAACGTCTTAGTAGTAGACATCTATGATTTTCTTTATGACAATACCTAAGTGGGTCAATAAGCATGGCATAAGATTTACCACCACCTCTTGCTCCACCATAAAATACTTCTCTTTCTGAAGCTGCTAGGAACTGTGTTTGTGGCCCTTCATTAGGTTTAAAGATAATATTTTCTTTTACATGTTCTTTAACATTAGGTGTTAATTGCTCAACATCTGTAGTTTCTAGAACAGAAGATTTCTTTCCTTCCAGGGCATTGCTAGTTTTAATAATAGCATCCCTTTTTTTTCGGGCATTTACAAGCTCGCTTTTAGTCTTGTCTATTTTTTTCTTTTGTTCTTTAAGAGATTGTCTTGCTGAAATTTTTGCTTTTTCTGCTACGCTAAGACTTCCTCTTTTTCTTCCTGTACTTGATTTTGGTTTTGGTGGTTCGATTTCTGACATAATTTTCGTAAACCTACGTGACTAATTTTTCTTCCTGTTTTTCTTTCTAACCAAGTCGCAACTTCTCTATAAGAACAATTATTAGTAAATTCTTTAGCTTCTTTTAATGCATCCAATTCTTCTGGTATTGGTTCAAGATACTTAGGGTCATCAGATAATTTATAACCAAAAGGAATTGTAGAAGTTCTACGTTTGAGCATCTTTTGGAGGTAGTATAAATATTCCGTGAGCTACTTGAGCATTAATATCTACTTTTTCTCTTTTAACTATTCCCACTCTATCTAATATTTGTTTAGCAGCTTCCATTCGTATATTTGCTGCAGGAGTAAGGCCATCTTCATCTAGTGCATTTACTAAACCCATAACTGCTTTTGGTGAATGCATAGCAAGAATACCTTCTGCTTTTTCCACAATATTATTTTTTAAACTCTTGACAACGTTTGGATATGATGTTGGAGCGTATCCTGCAAGTTCTGCTGCTCTTTTAGGATTGCCTTGTGCCTCTCCAAATAAAGCAGATATAAAACTTTGTTGTTGTTCTGTTAATTCCTTATTTTCTTTTTTTATCGGTAACATTGTTATTAAATCCAAATGCTTTCTTAAAAGCCGCTATTAATCCGTATGGGTCATCATGTGGATAACCGATACAATTTAATTCTGGCTCTTTTACAACCACCTTCTCTTTTGCTTTGATTTTTCTCTTCTCTGTTTCGACCATTCTGGTGCTTCCTTTATCATTCCTAGTTTTTCTTGTTCATCTCTTTCTTTAAAGCCAATTTCTGCAGATTCTAATATCTGTTCTCTAGCTTTATCTTCTTTACCACCTACATCCGATATAGTGGCAATTCTTGGTGCAGAAATAACTAATTCTACAAAAGGGTCTCTACAAGGATACTTTCTTCTATGAACTGGTAGTATTTCTGTAAAATACTTCTTTGTTTTCTTATTGTAATATTCGTATGTTGGCACTATTTCTTTTTATTTTTATTAGCAAATTTACGAGCCGCTTCGACTGAACCAAAACCCCATTTCTTAAGTGCTAATGCTTTTCTTGTAGGCCTGCCCTTTGCATCTTTCATTGGGCCTTTCATACCTGCAAATCTTGCAGCAAAAGATACTCTTCGTGGATTTTTTCCTTTAGGCACTGGTGCTTTTAAATTGCCACCATCCTTTCTTTCAAAGTGTTTACGGCCTGCTTCGTTTAATCCGCCTTTAGGATTTTGATATTTTTTTAGTACCATTCTTTACCAATTTTTTTAAAACTTTTGATTGTTTCTTATGAGACTTAGATGCTTTATCTAAACCTTTAGCAACTTTTTTAATTTTTTGCTTGTGTCCTGCTTTCATCATTTCTTCTTAGCTGTCTTAGCAGCTCTTTTAAATTGTGCAGCAGTAGGTGCACCTTTAGCTCCAACTTTTCTCATTTTTTCTTTACTACCTGCTTTTATTCTTTTTCTTTTAGCATGTATGTTTGCATATAATCCAGGTTTAGCCATTATATCTCCGATTTAATTTCATGTTCACAACATTTGC